GGTGACGGCGGGTCATCTTCAATTGGAACCTTAATAGTCACAACTGGTGGAGGTGGGGGGGGTGGTTGGACTACAACAAGCGGACGAAATGGCGGTTCAGGCGGTGGAGCAAGCGCAGGTAATACATTGGCCGGTGGTACTGGTATTTCCGGGCAAGGATTTGCAGGATCTACACGATTAAATGATATTACAGGCGGTGGCGGTGGTGGTGCTGGAGCAGCAGCATCCGGTAAAGACGGTGCTATTGGAATTAGTAGTAATATAACAGGGACGTTAAGATATTACGCTGGCGGTGGAGGCGCTGGCGCCAACGGCAATAGTTTGCAACATGGTGTTGCATTTGGTGGAACCTATCAAGTAGCAAATGGAACATATGGAGGTGGAAATGGGGCAAGTACACCTGGAACAAAGCAACCATTTCAGGACGCAGTAGCTAATACAGGTGGGGGTGGCGGAGGACAAGAGGGATATACTGGTAATTCAGGCGCAGGTGGCTCCGGTATTGTAGTAATTCGCTATCTAACAAACACTAGTGTTATTGTTTCAAGTAATAGGATAGATGAAACTGGTAAATGGAGTTTTGCAAATGTAGCTACACCAATTCTTACTGTAAATACAACAGTTTATGGTTCAGATGACCGACTAAAGCATAATGAAGTTGTTATAAATAATGGATTAGATGTTATTGATAAACTAACTCCTAAGTTTTATCAAAAAACTCATGAAATGTTAGATGCTAGTTATAACGGAGATTTAAGCGCTTATAATTGGAACTATGAGGCAGGTTTAATTGCGCAAGAAGTATTACAAGTTCCTGAATTGAGTTTTGTTATTGGTGGAGGTGATTATTATGAACAAAAATATAATCTAATAACACAAATTAATGAACTAAGCGCTAATAACTATGAACTAACCGCTAATAACTATGAACTTAGCGCTAATAATTATAAACTAAGCGCTAATAACTATGAAATAAGCAACATTTTAATAACACAAGCATATAATCTTAATTATAATTCGGTTTTTGTCTATGGACTTGCTGCTATAAAAGAATTACATGCAAAAGTAAAAGCAAAAGAAACAAGTATTTTAAATCGGCAAGCAATTATAAATAGTTTAATAGCAAGAATAGAAGCATTGGAATCAGTGAGACAAGACATGTCTAATAATATTGAATAAAAATAACATATTATAAAATAATATATACGTATTAATATATATAAAAAATAAATATTATATATATTACAATTTAATGTCTACAACTAATATTACTTCTGGAACAGATTTTATAGGTAAAACTATAATAATTGGTTCAACTGGTTTAGCAAATCGGAACTTCTCAAGAATTTTAGATTTTAATAATAATTCAACAGGCACTTATTTATACTCCATGTTTCAATTTAACAACCAACAGCCTTGGGTTGGTTTTAAACCTATTACATCAGGAGAAACTACTATTACATATCCTTATTCTGCAGCAATAAATGTATATTATATATATGTATTTAGTTTTATATCAAATATTCAAATTAAATATAATATTTATGAATATAATGGTGCTTCTACTATTATTAGTAAAGGTACAATTACCATATTTAATACACCCAATACTTTATTACAAGGATTTACTCAATTTTGGTTAGGAAGAAGTGCTTATGATCGTGATTTTTTTTATAACGGTAGATATGATAAAGTAGCATTATATAATGGTGATTTATTTGCTCTAACTGATGCAAATATACTTTCAACGCTATTAACAGTAGTAACATCAACACAAACAAATATTATTAATAATTCTACTACATATACATTTAGATCGTTAGGAACTAATTTTTTGGGTGTAGTTGTTAATATATTAAATTATAATACTACATCAGGAAGCAATGTAACAAATTCAGCTATTACATTAAATGGAAGTGGTAGTAGTACTACTGTAGGGGGTTATTTAAATATAATAGGTTCATATTTAGAAACAGCACCACATAATTTAAATACACCTAACAAACAATGGCTTATGTATTTAAATACATTGTCTTCTATTAGCGGTGACGATTTAACAATAAAACCAGATGCTGTGAGAAATTTATTATTAGAAGTTTCTGGAAACAATAATATTCTTATTAAAAAAGGAACCACATCATATAATTTAACTAATTATATAACAAGTGATGTTTCATTTTCTAATATTGATGTAAGCATTAATTTAAATCCTATAATAGCACAAGCAAGAGGAACAGGTGGTACTATTAGTATTAGCGGTGGATATACTATCCATAGTTTTACAACACCTGGATCATCTGCCTTTATTCCAGCATTTAGTGGAAATGTTGAAGTTCTACTTGTTGGTGGTGGTGGAGGTGGTGGACCGAATATTGGCGGCGGTGGTGGTGGTGGTGGTGTTATTTATATGCCTTCTGTAAGTGTAGTTGCTGGGACAAGTTATGAAGTTGTTGTGGGTGACGGAGGGCCTTCAGGGAGCAATGGACAAGTTAGTAGAGTTTTTGATGCCAGTGCGGCAGGTGGAGGAACAAGTGGATCATGGCCTAATGGCGATGGAAGCATTGGAGGAAGCGGTGGAGGCGCAGCAGCCAATGATTCAAGAATCAATCAAGGCGGGGCAAGTAGTGGTAATAGTCTTGGACCAAATAGTGGATTTATTTATGGCAATCGTGGTGGAAATATGACTATCGCTCGCGGTAACAATCAAATTGGAGCAACAAGAGGCGCGGGTGGCGGTGGTGCTGGAGGGCAAGCGGTAGACACAGATTCAAATATTACAGGTAATACAGGTCAAACAGGAATGGGTTCAGGTGGAGTAGGTATACCCAATTCAATACTTGGAACAACTTATTATTGGGGTGGCGGTGGGGGTGGTGCATCATGGATCGGTCAAGTTGGTGGCTATGGAGGTCTTGGCGGTGGCGGCGGTGGCGGTAGCGACCGTGGTGGCGGCGGCGGTCTTGGTGGTGGTTCAGCACTCAAAATTGGTGAAAACGGATCTCTAGGTATGAATACTAAAGGCGGTGATGGTGGAGCTAATACAGGTGGTGGTGGTGGTGGGGGCAACCACATGACTGGTTTAGGAGGCGCTGGTGGATCAGGTATTGTAGTAATTCGTTATTCATCAATTTTAGGTATTTTTACTAAAGCATGGAGCAACGCATATATACGTGATATAAGTGTAACAAATATAAATGTAAATGGAACTATTTCTAATGTTAGACAAATAATACCACAAATAACTAATGACATAAGCACTAGTTTAGGAAATTCGTCAAATATGTGGCAAAGAGCATTTATAAATGATTTAAGTGGTATTAGTAGCATAAATGGGACAAATTGGTCAACCACAGGACTAATAGGACCAACCGGATTAACAGGAGTGTCTGGAGGGCAAGGACCACCTGGAGGACCAGGACCACCAGGACCACCAGGACCACCAGGACCTACCGGACAAATAGGAGCAATTGGACCCGCCGGAACAACTATTACAGCAACTTGGAAAGATATTAGTAATTTAACATTAACCACATATCATAGAATATATCAAAACATTGGCAAAAAACCTATTTACGAACTTAATAATAACGTTCAATCTTGGGACTGGCATAAGGCAAATGCTGAGAGTTTAGGCAAATCTTTGGCAACTATTTTAAACGCAACACAAAATGAAGAAGTAAGACTTCTGATATCAACTCACACATTTATAGGAGGAAAAAGAAAAGTTACTAATACAAATAATGGAACAAGCTTAGCGTGGGAATGGAGTAATGGAGATCACTGGATCTATACAAATTGGGATAGCGGTGAGCCAGGAAGCTCAGAAGAAATTGTAAAAATACATACAAATGGGAAATGGCATGATTGGTCTCCTTATTCTAATACTCATGCCGTTTATATGTCTTATGTAGAAGACACTAGTTGGAATGCGGTTAATGGATATTATGGATTAGCTAAAGATGCTTATCCGAGTTTAAATCCGCAATCAAGCGGTTTTAAAGCAGTTAATAATTGGACAATAAGAACATTAGAAACAACTGTAGGAACAAGTAATTGGCTTAATGTTTGTTGGTCACCTGAACTTAGGTTATTTGTTGCGGTTGCTTATGATGGAAACAATATAGTAATGACTTCGCGTGATGGAATAAAATGGATTCCTGGAACTGCAGCTACTGCTAGTTGGCACGATGTTTGTTGGTCACCAGAACTTAGATTATTTGTTGCTGTTGCTTCAGGTGTAACAGGTGTAACATCAACTAGAGTAATGACTTCTCTTGATGGAATAAATTGGAGTCCTAGAACAGCAGCATCAGAAACTACTAAGTGGATTGCTGTATGTTGGGCTGCAGAACTTATGTTATTTGTTGTTGTATCCATTGATGGAACTAATAGAGTAATGACTTCTAGTAATGGAATAGATTGGTACTCGAATAATCTTTCTGGTATAGAAGCTAATAGTTGGCAGGATGTTTGTTGGTCTAAAGAACTAGGATTATTTGTTGCTGTTTCATATGATGGAACAAATAAAGTAATGATTTCTAGAAATGGAACAAATTGGAATGCTATATTAGCAGGAGCACAAGATAATATATGGCGTGGCGTTTGTTGGTCTCCAGAACTAGGAATATTTGTTGCTGTTTCTGCTTCCGGAACTAATAGAGTAATGACTTCCAATAATGGAATAAATTGGATTTCAAGATCAGATGTGGGAGGTGATAATTCTTGGTATAGTGTTACATGGTCTCCACAACTTGAATTGTTTGTTGCTACTGCCTCGCACGGTCTAACAAATTGCTTAATGAGTTCACCAGATGGAATAAATTGGACTGCAAGACCTGTAGCACAATATACTACTTGGCGTGGTATTTGTTGGTGTCCAGAACTAGGAATTTTTGTTGCTGTTAGTGATACTGGATTAGATAGAGTATTGACTTCTTCCTTAAAAGGTCGCCCTCCAACAAGTTATAACTTATTTGATAACACGTATACAATTACTAGTGATAATGCCGGTGCAACTGGATGGACATATAATGCATGGACAAATGATGCGAGTACAGGATTGGATTCTACTTCAAGTTATACAGTTGCTGTAAATTTAGGTGATGGCAACGCTATAGCAACAACTGTTAATGGAGTAGCATTCCAATCGCATGCTTTATCTGGGGCTAATTTTTCTATTGGAGGCCAAGCGCTTACATATCCATCACCAACTGGTAATATTACAGGAGCAGGACTGGCACTAGCTAACACCTTCATATACGGTGCTTCAAGCCGTAGTGTAACACTTATAAATCTTACAATCGGAGCAAAATATAAGACCAGTTTCTTCTCAATGGGTTGGGAGCCTGCTGCTATTAGAAATCAAACATTTATAGCTAATAATGGACCGAGTGTTGTGATTAATCCAAATATATACGGACAATACGCGGGAATTATTATTAATTGTACCTTTGTGGCTGATAATACAGGAACACAGCTATTTACTATTAATGCTGTTGAACCAGGTGTTACATTCCATATGTATGCTTTGGCAAATCGTCTTGTAACCCCCGTATTCACTAATATTTCAACTAATAGCATAGATGAAAATGGTAAATGGACTTTTGAAAATATGGATGTAACAACTCTTAGTGTAAACAATCAATTTGTAACATCAGATGACCGACTAAAACATAATGAAGTAGTCATTGCTAATGGTTTAGATGTGATTGATAAACTAACTCCAAAGTTTTATCAAAAAACACAAGTTTTGTTAGATGCCAGTTATAATGGTGATTTAAGTGGTTATGCCTGGTTCCTTGAAGCCGGTTTAATTGCCCAAGAAGTATTACAAATAAGTGATTTAAGTTATGTAGTAGGTGGAGGTGATTATTATGAACAAAAATATATTTATAAAAGACAAACCAATGATTTAAGTTACAATTATTATGAACCAAGTGCTAATTATGATGAAGTAAGCGCTAATAATTATTATGAAGTAAGCGCTAATAATTATTATGAAGTAAGCGCTAATAATTATTATGAAGTAAGCGGTAATAATTATAATGAAGTAAGCGCTAATAATTATTATGAAGTAAGCGCTAATAATTATGAACCAATCACTAATAATTATTATGAAGTAAGCGCTAATAATTATGAACCAATCACTAATAATTATGAAATAAGTTACAATTTAATAACACGAGCATATAATCTTAATTATAATTCTGTTTTTGTCTACGGACTTGCCGCTATAAAAGAATTACATACAAAAGTAAAAGCACAAGATTCAACAATATTAAATCAAAAAAATATTATAACTAGTTTACTAGCAAGAATACAGGCATTAGAAAAATAAACTCAAACTTTATATTAGAAATATAAAGTTATAAACATAATAAACATATAAAGTTATAAAGTTATAAAGTTACAAAGTTATAAAAAATAAAATGAAAGGTCAGTGGTGTTATTATAAGTCGTATTTTCCTCCTAGTTATTGTGATTTAATTATAGAAAAATCAAAGAACCTAACTTTCAATGAAGCAACAATAGGCGAAGATGGAATCGCAATAAATAATACTCAAAGAAAAAGTGATGTAGCATGGATATATGCTAAAGATTTCCCAGAACTCTATGAAGAAGTGTGGAAACTTGAAAGAGAAGCAAATAAAGAGTGGTTTGGATTTCATATAGATAATCTTGAGTATATTCAATTGGCCAGATATAATGGTGCTTTAGGTGCCGAATATAAAAAACACCATGATGTCTTTTGGATTAATAAAAGCACAAGACATAGAAAACTCAGCGCAGTCATACAACTTTCAAATCCAGATACATACACCGGAGGTGAGTTTAAACTTTATGATTGTGATGAATATCCAAATCCAGAAGATATTAAGCAACAAGGAACAGTTATATTTTTTCCTTCATTTATTTATCATGAAGCAAATCAAGTTACTTCTGGAATACGACATAGTTTAGCACTTTGGTTTGAGGGTCCAAAATGGCGATAAACTCTTTATAATAATATAATATTATAGTCTTAAAAATAATATTATAATGTATTCACTAACAAATCCAAACAAATCACTTTCTATTACTTAATCGGCTTTTACCCACTTTTGTCTTAGTAAATTTATATTTAATAGTTTTTTTAAAACCCTCTTTTGGAATATATCTAAAAAAGTTCATATTATAAAGTCTGGATTTGCGCGAAAGTTCATTGCTCTTAACTTTATCATATATTTTCACCTTTTCTTCGCGTATATCTTCTAATGTTTGTTGTTTTCCATAACAGGTTACACTAAATCGCTTTAACAACCCTCTTTGCTCTAAACGATTTTTGATTTGAACTTTAAATAAATATTCAGAAAGACACAATAGTCGGTTTTCATCATAATAAGGTCTATTTGCATAAATAAAAATTAAGTAAAAACTCAAAATAGTGTCTATAGAGGCAACTTTGATTTTGCGCCCTTGTAGTGTTAATACATTATAACTATGACAAGCAACCGTTTTGTAAATAAACGCAATCGCATCATTATTAACAATTATTTCACAATGGTCATCTACATATTCACCAATAGGCTTCTTTTTTCTAATAACAACATTTTTAAAGCCTTCATAATTAAGTTGTTCTTTTAATATTAATGCACTAGACATAGGGTTTTCACTCAACATATCAAAATCAGGAATAGTATTGACTTGTGACCGTTCTTTTTTGGGCATATATTGACTATAAAGTGACGCAGCATAACCACCAAAAAACACTAATCCTTGATTTATAAACGATGTCTTACAAACTTCATAAAGTTTGTCTCGATCGCTATCTGAACCATCATAGTCTCTCTGAAATTCTATAGATTTACAAAGTTCTCCTTTTAACGGATAATTTTTGTTTAATAAAGTAATGCGTTTTAATATTTTTTCCCAACGTGTTACATCTCCCATTGGTCTAGACAATTCAACATACATAGCCATACGCAAATAGTTAGGAGGGCAATAATTTATAGCATTTATTTTAATAGCTTTTTTGAATAAGTTTTTAAACAATGTTTTGTCTAAATAGGTTATGTCTGCAATAGGAATAAAATTAACAAACACTTTATATGTTCCAGCGTGAACCGATGATTTTGCCTCTACTTCCTCGTAACCGGCTTTATAATATATATTTGTTAGCTTTGTTGCATATTCCATTGCTAATGGCGTAAAAAAATCATAGTCAGGTATTTCAATATCTTTGTTATAAAATCGGTCTTGTTCTGGTAATATATTATTTACAGCTGTTCCGCCGTAACATAAGGTATTATGTGTTCTTAAAAATTCTTCTAATATTTCTATTATTTTTTTTATAGTATCGGATTGTACTAATTTTTTTCCTACTTCATAAGTAGCACTATCAATAGCATTTCGTAATATTTTTAATTCTTTTTCTTCAAAAGATTTCATAATAAATTATATAATATAATGTGTTATTATAATATTTTTCCATAAAATAGAAAATAGAAAATAGAAGATATAAAATAGAAAAATACTAGTTATTATTGCTGTGATAAAATTCCTTGTAATGTACTAGCAACATCTGATACCGGTCTATGACTTGTAAAAGGAATAATAGGAAAACCAGTTGGAACATTAGCAATTAAATGATTAGGTTTTAAAATCCACGAATAGTTTCCTTTATTTGTAAATTGTTTTATATAGCTTTCTAAATTCGCATCTTTGGTTTGATATTTCATAGCTATAGCATTACAACCATAACCATAAGCTGACGCAAACTCATTGTTATTTACAGAATTATTTAAATTAGGCAATACAATAACAAAATTTCTCTTTGTTTCATCTATAAACTGGCTTGTTTTGCCTGCTATTTCAGTATATCTATAGGTTTTACAGTATGCACTTTTACCTTTTAAATTAATATATGTTTTCAATTTTGCTAATTCAACATTTGTTTCTATTATATTATTTGATGGGTAAAAATCACATATAACAATAATCGTTTTGTATAGATCTCTCATTTGAACATTTAATATTGATCCAGTTGTATAATTATGTTGTTTCATTATGCGAAAAGTGTTACTATCCGAAGTAGCTAGATCTAAGTATTGTTCAAATAGTGCTCCCATTTTTTCTAACATAGTCAAATTTGTGCTCATAACCCGAAAATTTAAAATCAAAGGATCGCGACTACAATTTGTATGAATAGCATCAAAAGCACGCGTTGTAACACTGCTTAATACATCACCTAAATCTAAAGAGTTATATGTTTCTTTTATATAGTTGCTATTTGCTGTCGATGAAGCTACTATTGGATTATTATTATATGAATAAATTTCAAAATCTAAAAATCTACATCCATTAGAAATCGTTTTTTCTAAAGCACATAAATTAACAAAATTATTTTTATAGCCATCACCACAACAACAATTATAAGCACTTTTAACATAATAATTTTTAAATATAGAATTAGATATATCAAATTTAGTTGTAGTTAAATCCGTTGCACTACTTGCTTCTACTGTATTAGCACTTGTAAAATAAGATTTTCCAATATTAGCCCTATAATATTTCTCTAATTTATCACATGTTCGTTGTTCTAAAGCTAATCTATCATATATCCAACCAAATAATATTAATAATATTAAAATCACAATACTCATAGTCATATACAAATATATTGATGGAGTAGCGTTTTTAGTGTCATTAGGTGATTTAGTTAATCCAAAAGCCTCTGTAATAGTACTAATTATTGAATTCATTGAACTTATATTAATATATTAAAACATTTAATTTTAATTAAAATACTTTAGTAGTTTATTAATTAACTATTTTAACAAATTAACAAATTAACAAATTAACAAATTACTTTAATATTAGTATAAAATTATTATAGTATATAATAATTATTAGACTATGGCAGGTGGATTATTAAACTTAATAGCTATTGGCGATCAAAATGTTATGTTGACTGGTAATCCTACTAAAAGTTTCTTTAAATCCACATATTCAAAATATACTAATTTTGGATTACAAAAATTTAGGATAGACCAAGTCGGACAAAAAGAATTGGAGGTTTCAAAATCTACAACTTTCAGTTTTAAAATAGAACGTTATGGTGACTTATTGATGGATACTTATTTAGTAGTAAAATTACCAGCAATATGGAGTCCAGTATACTATTATAATAAATATAGTGATATTAGTGCTGTTTATAGACCATACGAATTTAAATGGATTAAGCATATTGGATGTCAATTAATGGAAGAAGTTAAAATAATGATTGATGGAATAACTATTCAAAAATTTAGCGGTACTTATTTACAAAATGTTGTAGAACGTGATTTTGATTATCATAAAAAAGAGTTATTTGATATTATGACTGGAAATATTAGCGAACTAAATGACCCAGCTAATTTCAATAACCGAAACAACAATTATCCTAACGCATTTAATATAAATGGAACAAATACTGATATAAGCGGTATTGAACCATCTATAAGAGAATATAATTTATATATACCAATTAACAGCTGGTTTACAATGTCGTCTTTTATGTCGTTCCCATTAATATGCTTACAATACAGTAATTTGGTTATTGATTTTAAATTGCGACCATTAAAAGAATTATTTACTATTAAAGACGTATTATACGATATGAGTGTAAATACTTATAAAATAACTAACTATAATAATATTCCTCAAATACAACCACTTCAAACAACATTAGAATATCAATTCAATAGATTTATTAATCCCCCGCCAATGAGAAGTATATCTGGAGACAGTTATATTAATTTGACAAATAGAATAAATAGTAATATACATTTGCTATGTACTCAATGTTTTCTCGATAATGCAGAGCGTGAAATGTTTGCTAAAAATAGTCAAAATTATTTAATTAAAGAGGTCAAAGAATATAGTGTTAAAGAAGTTATTAAGACTAATAAAATTAAATTAGAATCAAATGGATTAATTAGTAGTTGGATGTGGTATTTTCAAAGAAGTGATGTTAAGGATCGCAATGAATGGTCTAATTATACTAACTGGCCTTATGAAAATAGTATTCCAAATGATTTGAAAAAAATCAAGATAGAGTCATCTGATGTATATTATAGTCCTCATTTTACTTATAGTGGTGATATTTCGAAAAATATTTATTATACTGGATATAATCCAACCATTTACGAACAAACCAATGTATGTGAGATTATGAAAAATTTTGCTATAATATGTGATGGCAAATATAGAGAACAAACATTTGATAACAGCGTATTTAGCAGAATAGAAAAATATAATAAGTCAAATGGATCCAATTCGAAAGTTGGTCTATATTATTACAATTTTGCTTTAACAACAGACCCTTATAAATTACAACCAAATGGTGCATTTAATACAAATAAATTTAAAACAATTGAATTTGAATATAATAATTATGCTAATCCACCATTTGACCCTAGCAATATTGAATTTTCAACAATTTGTGATCCAGAAACAGGCGCAATAATAGCAACGTCAAAAGACCCTATAAAAATTTATAAATATTCTTATAATTTGTATATAATGGAAGAAAAATACAATTTATTAATTTTTCAAAATGGTTTTGGTGGACTCCTATATAATAGCTAATTCTATGTATTATAACTTGTTATAGGTTGTTATAACTTGTTATAGGTTGTTATAGGTTGTTATAGGTTGTTATAGGTTGTTTAACTATAGGTTGTTTAACTATAGGTTGTTATATCTTAATTTTTGGAACTTTTCGTGTTCCATTATTTTTCGCTTTAAGCGCTAATTTTAGTGCCTTTGAATTTGCTGAACAACCACGTTCCAATATTTTATAATCTATGGCCGATGCTTTGCCTCCACTAATAGCACTTGCTAAACGCGCATAACCCCAACTATGTGCGCTTTGATTTGGACGTGACCCAGAAGAATAATATGCGCCGCGACCTTTTTTAACAATTTGTAATAAGGCATTTTTAGAACAACCCGTTGCATTTACTAACTCAGAATTTATTGCTATATTTTTTAGTTTATATAACTTTTGCGCTTTTGCTATATGGCCTGATTTTTTGGATTTATATGAGTCAACGTTTTTTCGTGTTAAATAGCGCTTCTTCTTATATGCGTTTCGCGATGCTTTTAATTGTTTAATTTGTAGTTTTTTATCTTTCAAACTAAGACGACGAGGTAAGTATTTAATAGGTATATTTATCATTTTTTATTTTTATTACTATTATACTATAATATTTATTATATATAAAAATATTATAATATGAAAGAACAAGTTATGAAAGAAAAAATCATAAAATTTGAAAAAGGACCGCACGGAAAAAAATACACAGCATACATTGAAAATAAGACAACCAAAAAAATACGCAAAATACATTTTGGAGCGTCAGATTATCAACAATATAAAGATAGAACTCCGCTTAAATATTATTCACATAAAAATCATAATGATAGAAAACGAATGCGCAATTATTTTAATAGACATTCTGGAACCAAAAAAAGAAGCGAAGCAATTAGTTTAGAAAAAAGAAAATCACAAGGCTATTATAATGCTAAAATTTTGAGCCATGTATATTTATGGTGAAATTATTAACCTATAGAAAATGTATAATTGATACAAGCTAGCAAACCAAGTTATTTATATTCCATTTCTTATATAATAAGTTAGAGATAAATTAGATGGATAAGGTGATGCCGGCATTGTTAAATATGCGGTAGTTGCTAATGACCCAGTAAAAGTAAAACCACTATATGTAGGGGTACCCACAAGAGTTGCATTAGTGCCATTACCAATTACTACTACTAATGTCAATACTGAAGTAGGTGTATACAGTCGTTTCTCGATAGGGATTGGTACAGTTTGGTCTGTAAATGAGTTGATTTGAGTGTTGTCGGCTTCTATTCTTGATGCTATTAAAAATGTACCCTCATACAACCGAACTTGAAGACCATTGCCCTGCCCCGGGGGATATGGTTCTGGTCTTATATTAATAAAATTAATATTACCATACCAACCACTAGGTACTCCATTTCTTATATAATAAGTTAGAGATAAATTAGATGGATAAGGTGATGCCGGCATTGTTAAATATGCGGTAGTTGCTAATGACCCAGTAAAAGTAAAACCACTAGATGTAGGGGTACCCACAAGAGTTGCATTAGTGCCATTACCAATTACTACTACTAATGTCAATACTGAAGTAGGTGTATACAGTCGTTTCTCGATAGGGATTTCTATAGTTTGGTCTGTATTTTGTGTGATTTGAGTGTTGTCGGCTTCTATTCTTGATGCTATTAAAAATGTACCCTCATACAACCGAACTTGAAGACCATTGCCCTGCCCCGGGGGATATGGTTCTGGTCTTATATTAATAAAATTAATATTACCATACCAACCACTAGGTACTCCATTTCTTATATAATAAGTTAGAGATAAATTAGATGGATAAGGTGATGCCGGCATTGTTAAATATGCGGTAGTTGCTAATGACCCAGTAAAAGTAAAACCACTAGATGTAGGGGTACCCACAAGAGTTGCATTAGTGCCATTACCAATTACTACTACTAATGTCAATACTGAAGTAGGTGTAATCAGTCGTTTCTCGATAGGGATTTCTATAGTTTGGTCTGTATTTTGTGTGATTTGAGTGTTGCTGGCTTCTCTTCTTGATGCTATTAAAAATGTATTCTCATACAACCAAACTTGAAGACCATTGCCCGTGTTCGGGGGGATTGTTGTTGGTATGATATTCAAAATATTAATCCTACCCCACCAACCTGTAGGATGTACATTTGAAGAGCGAGTTTCAAGAATAGCAATTCTTTGAATTAAATCATTAATAACACTAGTAATATTGTATGAAGATAATTCGGTAACTGTTAATTGATTAACATTAATATTTCCACTTATACATGTATCTCCTAAAACATGCAAACTATAAGCACTACTTGGATCTAAACCAATACCCATTTTATTATTTACTCTGACATGTTTGTTGCGAGCTTGTAATACAATATTGGAACAGCTATCAATAATCATAGTGCCACTAGACAAATTTTGTAAATATGTTACTGGAATTTTATATACAAGTGGCTCATATGTATCTAATTTGTAACTATTTAAAAGTCCCACCTTTACAGGTATATCAATAAATTGTGCCATTTTTAATATAGCAAAATATAATTTTTGCTATATTAAAACATAATACACTATTATCCATTATTATCTAAGTCTTAAATAATTAGAAGCATCAACATAAATCTCTCCACTTATTAATGATATAATGTTGGTAGAAGTAATAATATTATTAACAAATGTTAACCTACTTATATCATTTATAATAAGTCGTGGCGTTCTAATACCTATACCTGCGTTACCATTTATAGTATTATTATCATTGCTTATATCAATAGCATAGAGCGGTGTTAATGTATTTATACCAATTCTATTAGTACTTGTATCTATACATATACATTGTGACATAGTCTGAGTATTAAGTTGATCAGCTGTAAGTGCTGAGAAACTTCCTATAAGTGTATTAATAGAATCTTCTGGCATATTATATTAATTAATACATATAAATAGCTTTTATATATATATTTTTCTTATTACTAAAATGCTTTTTCAATATTACTAATTCTATTTTCCAAAATACTTATTTTATTTATTAATTCTTGTATTTTAATATTTTGATTGTTTATTATATTTATTAAATCAAGATTACTTGTTCCATTTGCGTTAATTGTTCCATTTGCGTTAATTGTTCCATTTGTGTTACTTGTACCATTATTGCTTTGACTATTAAAATTTAATACATTTTTTATATTTTCAACATTAGTGTCTAATTCTTTTAATGCTGCTAAACAATATATAAAAATAGAGTTATAATTTATGCTATATGGTATTTGTTCGTTACCTCTAATTACGCTAAATTTTAGTTCGTCTATTTTTTCAACTTCTTGAGCTATTAAACCTGCTTCTACTATATATGGTTGATATACTGGACCACGATAATCTAGTGCCATAAAATTGGCTGTTTTCTGATAAATTTGAGGATTTAATTTTCTTATTATTGTTAAAGCATTAATAATAGCTTCTTCATTTTGTTTTAATCTATCATCCGAACGAATATTTATAAAACTAGTTGTTATAGAAACTCCTGTTATTTGTGTTGGTTGTGTTGTTGGTGTTCCTGTTCCTTTAATATTTAAAGATCCATCTATCCATACATTTCCATTTATAGAAATATCACTTCCACTTCCACTTATGTTTCTAACAAATAAAGTAGTTGTTTTTATTGAATTTAAACTATCAATTACTAAATTTCCATTAATGCTTATGTCGCTATTCCCTATTTTTCTAATAGATTGTACAAAAAAATTACTATGACAAGTTAAATTAGTTATAGAACAATCGCTTATAGTACACTTAGTAAAACTTCCACTAGGACAAATAATTTCTCCTAAGTTTACTAAACCAGAAAAGTTAGTTAAAGTATTACTTATTGTTGTATTTGTTCCTATACGAATAGAGTTAGTACTAATTCCAGAACTATCAATTATATTTAAACCATTTCTTAATGAACCGTCAATATTTATTATACCGCTCACATCTATTTCATATAGTGGTAGTGACTTTTTTACTCCAATTCTACTATTTCTTGTATCAATACAAACAACATTACTTTCAGTTGGACTTATAACATTATCCACTATAGCACTAACACTGGTTACTATCTTATTTTGTGCCATATTAATTATATTAAATAAATATAATTAATATGATAAAAAAACTTATAAAAAACTTGTATATAAAAAACTTGTATAAACTAAAACCCGAATCGTTGTTCTAATGTTTTGTTTGTTTTATTTGAATAAATAGGATGTTGCATGGGTCTGTGCATTGAGCTAGCATCTTCTTTATATTTCAAATATGAAACAGCTTCATTATATACACTTGCTATACAATAATTTAGAACATGACTATTTAACTCTTCTATTTGTTTCGGTATATTTGTGTCTAAATTTTTTGAATATTGCAAATACATTGATCGCATTACTAAAACAACTTGGTCTTCTGATTGTTTATCTATTAAAATACGTTGATTAGATTTGTCATAAACTCCTTTGCGAATACTATTTTGTATTAACTCTATATTGTTTTTAGAAAAATAGCTATCTGATAACTTTGATCTCTCAAAATTACCAGCTAATACATTTTGATAATTAGTATTAGTATTTATAGGAATTCTATCCATCATAGAAAATTGAGTAGCTATATTTGGACCCATTATATTTACTTTACCATTAAATTGGTTCATGTTATTATAAATAATAATATATTTTATTTCTAATATTAATATTAATTTTATAATTAATATTATTAATAGTAATATTTGATTAATAGTAATAATATTAATTATAAATATTATTAATAATAATATTTTATTAATAGTAATATTTGATTAATAATAATATTTTATTAATATAATAATGTTAACAACTTTCAATAAAAGTGTGTTGTTTATTTCTACAATATTATTAATAATAGGTTTAATAATTGTAGCAAATTTTATTATAAAAAATAAATCAACTGAAGTATATCCACCTGTAGTAAGTGATTGTCCTGATTATTGGGATGTTGATTATGATAATCAAGGAAAAAAACACTGTAAAAATAATACATATATAAATGATGGTCGTTCAACAGCAATTTGTCGCTCATATCCGCATGCTTTATTTTCGGCAAATGGTTCTTCAAGTGATGATATACTTTGCGAAAAGTCTAAATGGGCTAAAGATTGTAATATACATTGGGATGGAATCACAAATAACCCTAGTGCATGTGTAAATACTTCTATTTAAAGTTTTATATTATATAAATATAAATTTAAACTTATATATTATATAAATATAATAATATATGAGTTATAGTGTTAGTGATTTTAGCTTTAATATAGGTGGAAGTGAGTTAAGTCAAGAATATGTTAAGTCCCTTTACCCCAATGTTCCATGGGGTAGTAATTTAACATATATTTACAAAGAAGATTCCTTGAATGAACAATTTAATAGTAATAATAAACATTTAGTTATTGAAAACAAGAATATAGATGGAAATATTATTTTTAAAACACAAGAAACAGGAAGAATTTTTGTAAATGATATATGCGTTAATACAATTAACGGACTACCTTATTATCCTGGAACTATTGGAACATTAACCCCAACAAACATAATATCTTTAAGCGGAGCATTTGAAAATATACAGTCTAAGCTTATAGAGTTATCAAACAATAAAGCTAATCTTGCTAATCCTATATTTAGTGGGCTTATTAGTATAAGTGGTAATATAATCCCTTATTCAGACAATAAATTCAAATTAGGAGATGGAAGTACAAATTGGAGCAACGCTCATATACACGATATAAGTGCAACTAATATTAGTGTAAGTGGAAATATAATATTTAATGTAAGCACTTTATTAACTACACCTAGCGGCGATTTAACTTATATAAACTTAATATCTTTAAGTGGATCAAGTGAAAATATAAGTACTAATCATACAGCTTTAAAAGAACTCGTTAGTGATTTAAGCAGAAGCCATTATGATTTAAGCGCAAGCCATTATGATTTAAGCGCAAGCCATTA